CTCCTGCCGGTTTTTGCTAATTCCAACAAGACCCCTTGCATTTCCGGATCGTGAAGCTATAGTCCGGGCCAGGATGGAAGAAGTCTCCTCCAGCGGCTGGTGAGGCATAACCACCGCAGTCAGGGGCTTCTCTCTCGCTCGTGTCTCCTCAAAGGGGCTGACCTGACCGGCTGGCCCACGACACGGGCCACTACCAAGCAAGAATCGTTATGGCCACCAAGAAACCTTCCCGTGAAGAACAGTTGAGCGTACGTCGCCAACAGATCCGGGATGAGCACGCCACTGCGGTTCGCGAAAAGATTCAGGTGACACAGATCGTTGAGCGTTTGCAGAAGTTTGCGCTCGGCGATTCCAGGACGAAGGTTACGTCGGCTCAGTTGAAGGCGATGGAAATGCTCCTGGACAAGACGGTTCCAAACCTCGCGTCGGTGAAGCATGAGGTCGACGCGAAGCAGGTGACATTCCTCATCGACACGAGCGTTCCCGATGGCCCAGCAAACAATTCAGTACCGGCCTCCGGGTAAGGTAGCCGCCGCCTTCCATAATTCGACCGCCTTCGTTCGCGGCATCAAGGGCCCAGTAGGGTCGGGCAAGTCTTCGACTTGCTGTATGGAGATCATCAAGCACAGCCTGAAACAGACTCCCCACAACGGCTGGAGGAAAGCACGCTGGGCGGTGATCCGGAATACCTACCCGGAATTGAAGTCCACCACGATCAAGACCTGGTCGCACTGGATGGACGAGGAGCTCGCGCCGATCAAGTGGGACGCCCCGATTACCTGCACCTTGAAGATCAAGGACTGCGGGGATGGGAACGGGTTGGATCTCGAGGTCATCTTCATCGCGTTGGATAAAGCCAGTGAGACTGGCAAGCTCCGGTCGCTCGAACTGACAGGAGCGTGGATCAATGAAGCATCGGAAGTGCCCCGTGAAGTGTTTGACATGGTCACACAACGTGTCGGGCGCTTCCCGGCTAAGAGTCACGGCGGTGGCCCTGTCCACCCGTGCATCATCCTCGACACGAACCCGCCTGACGACGACCACTGGTATTACAAGATTGCTGAGGAAGACACCCCCGAAGGATGGGAGTTTTTTGACCAACCAGGTGGTCTCATTCGTATTCAAGAGGGCGATGACGTTCGGTATGAGCCGAATCCAGAAGCGGAGAATGTCTTCAACCTTCCGCAAGGCTATGAGTACTACCTGAAGATGGTGGGTGGTAAGACCGAGGACTGGATCAAGATCTTCGTCCTTGGGCAGTACGGAACCACCGCTGACGGTAAGCCGGTCTACCCGGAGTACAACGACAAGATCCACTGCGCCGACAACGAGCTCGAGGTCAACCGTGGAGCCCCGATCTATCTGGGCTGGGACTTCGGGCTGACGCCAGCGTGCATTGTTGGACAGATCACACCCAAGGGTCAGATGGTGATCCTTGAAGAGTTCGTCGCCGAGGACATGGGCATTCGCCAGTTCGCGGCAGAGGTGGTCAAGCCCGCCCTGATGAACAAGTACCACGGATGCAGAATTATTAGCCGTGGCGACCCCGCTGGGGTCAACAGATCACAAGTCGACGAGCGAACCTGTTACCAGGAGCTCCTCGAGGTGGGCATCGCCAGCGAGCCCGCCGACACCAATGACTTTATCCCTCGCCGAGAGTCTGTCGCGTTCTTCTTGAACAAGATGGCTGGCGGGGAACCCGGATTCCTCCTGTCACCCAACTGCCGCCAACTCCGCAAGGGGTTCATCGGCGGATACCGCTACGAGCGGTTGAAGGTCGCAGGGGAGAGATACCGGGATCGCCCGGTCAAAGACCGGTTCAGCCACCCGCACGATGCGCTTCAGTATCTCTGTCTCGCGGCGCGGGAGGGAGGAAGAAACGTGCGAGCACGATCAGTAGGTAGAGCGTCCGCCAAAGCGTGGACGTAAGGAAGTAATCCATGACCCAGGTATATCAGGCCATTGCACCCGTCTCCGCAGACGTCAGTGCCGCACAGCCGGAAGGCGTGGACAACTCCGACCTGATTGCCTCTGGAATTTCCGGTCACATCACGAATTGCTGGAACAAAGCCAAGTTCCAGAAGCAACGCATCACTGAGCGCCTCCTCGCTTGTGAGCGCCAGCGCCGTGGGGAGTACGACCCCGACAAAGCGCAGGAGATTGCACAGACCGGCGGCTCCGACATCTACATGATGATTACGGACGTCAAGTGCAACGGCGCGAAGTCGTGGATTCAGGACGTCATGTTCCAGGACGACCGTGGCTTCGATCTGTCGCCAAGCCAGGAGCCGCAGATCCCGCCCGAGGTCAAGATGTCCATCATCGACTTCGTGCGCCAGGAGGCGATGGAGTTCTTGGCTCAAGGCCAACAGATGCACCCGGACGCTTTCCGGGAACGCCTCGAGGAAGTCCACGACACGATTCTGTTGCGTATCCGCGACGAAGCCAAAGAGTGCGCCGAGCGCATGGGCGGCGTCATCCAGGATCAGATGCAAGAGGGTGGCTACAAGCGGGCGATGGAAGACTTCATCGACGACTTCGTCACCTACCCGACCGCGATCCTGAAAGGGCCCACCGTCCGGAAGAAGAAGAAGCTGACCTGGGGCCCGAACTTCGTGCCCATCGTCACCAACGACTTCTTCCGCGAGGTGGAGCGCGTCTCCCCCTACGACATCTACCCGAGCCCCAACAGTTCCGGCGTCGATGACGGCTTCCTGATCCAGCGCCACCGCCTGACCTCCAAGGACTTGGAGTCCATGAAGGGTGTGCCCGGATACAGCGACGGCGACATCGACCAGGTGCTCGTCCGCTACGGGAACAGCGGCTTCCGTCTGTTCGAGTACGGCGACCAGCAACGCGACAACCTCGAGGGCAAGTACTACAGCCGCCTGTACCAGGACGGCCTGATCGAGGCGCTCGAGTTCTGGGGCCCGGTGATGGGCGATATGCTCATCCAGTGGGGCATGAAGGACGTTGACCCGACCAAGGTGTACGAGATCAACGCTTGGCAGATCGGCTCCTTCGTCATCAAGTGCGTCATCAACCCAGATCCTCTGGGTCGCCGCCCCTACGAGATCGCGCAGTGGCGCAAGATCCCCGGCGCGTTCTGGGGTACGGCTCTGCCCGAGGTGATGCGCGACGTCCAGGTCATGTGCAACGCCGCCGCTCGTGCGCTGGCGAACAACATGGGCATTGCGTCTGGCCCGCAGGTTGACGTCGCCGTTGACCGCCTCGCCGATGGCGAGGAGCTCACGCAGATGTACCCGTGGAAGATCTGGCAGACCACCTCGGACAAGACCGGTGGCAACCAGCCAGCCATCCGCTTCTTCATGCCTGAAATGAAGGCGGCGGAGCTGATGGGCATCTACAACCAGTTCGTCCGTCAGGCCGACGAAGTGACCGGCATCCCGAACTACGTCTACGGCGCGGGTGGCGGTGGCTCCGGCGCAGGGCGTACCGCCTCCGGTCTGTCGATGCTGATGGACAACGCCGCCAAGGGCATCAAGGCCGCGATCCTGTCCGTCGACCATGTGGTCACGATGGTGGTCAACCGCTTCTACGTCCACAACATGATGTACAACCCCGACCCGTACATCAAAGGCGACTTCAAGATTGTGGCGCGTGGAGCGATGGGTCTGGTTCACAAGGAACAGATCAACGTCCGCCGCAACGAATTCCTGGCGGCTACCTCGAACCCGGTGGATCTCCAGATCCTGGGCCCCGAGGGTCGCGCCTACCTGTTGCGCGAAATGGCGAAGGGTCTCCAGATGGACACCGACAAGCTGGTGCCCACCGTGGACATGATGAAGTTCAAGCAGGAACAGATTCAACAGGCCATGCAAGCGCAACAGATGCAACAGCAACAGTTGCCCGCACCAGCCGAAGCCGGTGTCGGTGGCGACTCCGCACCACCGCCCGCTGACATGAACACCGTCCAACCACAGCAAGGAATCGCATGATGAAGAAGCCCATGAAGCCCATGAAGGGAATGATCCCCGCCGGTTACGCCGACGGTGGCAAGGTCAAGCCGTTCACCGGCAAGGACACCAAGGCCGAGGAAATGGCCGAGGCCAAGCAAGTGCGCTCCGGCAAAGTTTCTCCCAAGCAGTACGTCCGCAAGGAAATGGCTGAGGAGAAGAAAGAGGGCGAGAAGTCCAATCCCAAGGAGCTCATGGCCAAGGGCAAGGCGCTCGCCAGCGGCAAGCTGTCGGCTGAGAAGTATGGCTCGATGGCCAAGATGGCCGACGGCGGAATGGTGGGCAACTGCAACACCTACGGCGTTGCTGTCCGCATGAACGCAAAGAAGTGAGGCAACACATGGAACAGCTTTCGCCCAACGACATTCAAGAGTGGCAACGTGCTGACAACAGCAAGGGCGGTAAGCCCGAGGCCGCTCCCTATCAAGTTGATCCCAAGACCGTCACCGGCCCGAAGGATCAGATGAACAGCAAGATCGCCACGCCGACCCACCCGAAAGGCGGCATGGTTTGCTGAAGAAACCATCACACGAGGTTTTAGTTGCCCTGTCATCGCTACAGGGCAACTTGCAATTCGAGACCATCCGAACCTGGCTCGAGGAATCCCTGCAAGACCTGTATCGCGACTCCTGCAACACCAAGGACGAAACTCTGTCCAGGTGGCAACAGGGAGCCGCACAGGCTGTTGGCGACTTCCTCGATAAAGCCAAGGACTCCGGAGAAGCTCTCCGCAGATCGCGGTAACAGGCCGTCGGTCTGTTAGCGGCGTTCTGCCGCAAAAGGGGCTGGCCCTTTAACCAGCAACCGTTGAACACCGAACGAATCGCTCGAACACCGCGAGGCTCGAACGCGACCGTCTTCGGCTCACGGAGTATCAATGTCATCTTTACCACGCGCTGTCCTGGAAGCCGAAGAAAAGGCCAACAGACTTCAAGAAGAACTGCTGAAGCGCCAGCAACCGAACGAGTCAGGCGAGCAACAAGGTCAGCCCCCGGCTGATCCGAACGCCACGCCACCGGAAACCCCGGCACCCCAAGGCGACTCCACAACTCCTCCTGCATCCGGACAGGACGAGCAACTGGAACACCGCTACAAGGTATTGCAGGGCAAGTACAACTCGGAAGTTCCACGCCTCTCGGCGGAGAACAAGGATCTGAAGAACAGACTCCAGCAACTCGAGCACGACCTCGAGGTGCTGAAGAATGCCAAGCCGCCCGAAGCCCTGGTCAAGCCAGAGGAGATCGAGGAGTACGGCGAGGGTCTGATCGACGTAGCCCGTCGCATCGCTCGTGAAGAGCTCGCGGCGAAGCAAGCGGAGATCGACGCCCTCAAGAGCCGCATCGACTCGCTATCCAATGTCACGACTCAGAAGGTCGAGACGGACTTCTTCAAGACCCTGACTGCACTGGTTCCCGATTGGGAGCAAGTCAACCAAGACCCCAAGTTCCTTGCTTGGCTGGAGGAGGTGGACGAGCTCACGGGGGCAAGTAAACAGAATCTCCTGTCGAACGCAGAGCGTGCTCGGGATGCAGAGCGCACCGCGAAGTTCTTCAATGCGTTCAAGAAGACATCTTCAACGTGGGCGGCGAATGCAAACGCATCGCTGGAATCCCAAACCGTCCCGCCGACGAACAAGGCACCCAACGCTCCTCCAGCCAAAAAGATCTGGACGCGAGCCGAGGTGGCCGACTTCTATGCGCGGCAACGTTCCGGGAAGATCAGTGACGCCGACGCAGTAGCCATTGAAGCCGACCTCATGGCGGCTCAAGTCGAAGGTCGCATCCGATGACCTTCAACAAACCTTTTCAACTTTAGGAGTGATTCATCATGGCATTTCCCGCAAGCGGCGGCTATACGCAATACAGCGGTAACTTCATCCCCGAGATTTGGTCTGGCAAGCTCCAGGTCAAGTTCTATAAGACCACCGTCTTCTCCGAGATCGCTAACACCGACTGGGAAGGCGAGATCAAGGGCCAGGGCGACAAGGTACACATCCGCACCATCCCCACCATCACGATCAACTCGTACACCAAGGGCCAGAACCTGACCAATCAGGTGCCTGACTCCACCCCCGTCGAGCTCTTGATCGACAAGGGCAAGTACTTCGCGGTCGTGCTGGACGACGTCGATGCTGTGCAGACCGACATCAAGCTGATGGACGTCTTCACCAACGACGCCACCACCCAGATGAAGATCGCCATCGACGCTGACGTCCTTAACGGCGTGAAGGCTTCTGCCGCCACCGCCAACAAGGGCGCTACCGCTGGTGTGATCTCCGGCAACATCAACCTCGGCACTGACGCTTCTCCCCGCGCCGTGACCTCTTCCAACATCCTCGACCTGTTCTTGGATGCTGGTCAGGTTCTCGACGAGCAGAACGTCCCCGAGGATGGCCGCTGGCTCGTGATCCCCGCCTGGATGGCTTCGATGGTCAAGCGTTCTGACCTCAAGCAAGCCTACCTGACTGGCGACTCTGTCTCCCCGTTGCGTAACGGCAAGCTCGGCATGATCGACCGCTTCATGGTCTACGTGTCGAACAACCTGCCCAAGACCAACGACGGCGACAGCTACGTCATGGCTGGTACCCGTGACGCCATCACCTTCGCTTCGCAGATGACCAACGTGGAAACCCTCCGCGCTCAGTCCACCTTCGGCAACATCGTCCGTGGTCTGAACGTGTACGGCTACAACGTCATCAAGCCCGAGGCTCTGGTGAACATGGTTGCCGTTAAGGGTTAATACCCTCCTGTGAGTGAGGGGGGTTTCTTTCCATTTTCCTCCCTCGCCCTTAACCGCCCTGGGGAAACCTGGGGCGGTTTCTTTTGAGGAACACGAATGTCAAAGCTCATGCGAAATGTGCGTACCGGCAAGATGGCCGTGTACGACCGCGAGCTTGTTGAATCCGGTCGTTGGATCGAGGTTACAAACGAGCCAGCGCCCAAGAAATCTGTTGAGGACAGCCTCGCGCTCAAGGACGAGCTCGAAGTAGTCATTACGAGGAGCTCCGATGAAAGCATCGAATCTGAAGCGTGAGGGCGGCAAGATCGTCTATCGCGGCCACGAGTTCCCCGGCTTCGACAAGCCTGTGAACGCACCCGCTGGTGCCAAGCAAAAGAAGATGGTTCTCGCCAAGAAGGGCGACGAAGTAAAGCTGGTTCGCTTCGGCCTTCGCGGCATGGAGGACTTCACCCAGCACAAGGACGCCGAGCGCCGCAAGAACTATCTGGCCCGGTCTGCCGGGATCAAAGACAAGAACGGAAACCCGACGAAGGACGACAAGTTCTCCGCCAACTACTGGGCCCGCAAGGTGCTCTGGTAAGGAAACGCAATGCTGGCAAGCGACATCACTTCTCGAGCACGGATCATCCTCCAGGATGCAGACGGTGTGCGCTGGACTGACTCGGAGCTCCTGAAATGGATCAGCGACGGCCAGCGTGTCATCGCAGTAGTACGACCGGACGCGAGCTCTGCCAACTACACCCACACACTTGCGGCGGGTTCGAAGCAGACCTTGCCCGCAAACGGATCGCGTCTGTTGGACGTTGTTCGCAACGTCTCTAACGCCGGTGCCCCAGGCCGTGCTGTTCGTATTGTCGACCGGGAAACACTGGATG